CACCAATAGCAACTTGAACTGCTTGCTCTTGTGTAAGTTTTAAATCACAACTAGGCATATTATAACCGAAAGCAATCGTGCCTCCAGTCATAGGTATCTGAACCATACCTCTTTTTGCTCTTGCTATATCACCTTGCTTCATAGGATCATCGGATGCTCCGAAATCTACTGTTTCATCAAGGAATGCTTTTCTACCTGAACCACTACCAACTGCTTGATAGTTTACTCTATGTCCTCCTTCCTTTGCGAAGTCGGCAAACCATCTTTGGTATATCTTAGATGGGAATGATGCACCTGCTCCTGAGAGTCTTGTTCGTGCTTCTGCACAACCTGGTAACGTGAGAGCAGCGAGTGCTGCTACTGCGATAAGCCTTTTCATTTGGATCCGCTATCGTGGCAATTTATATATGACAGTTTAACCTAATTTTAACATAAAAAAAGACCCCTGTGAAGGGGTCTTGTGTTGATTATCTGATTAGAGTTTAGAAGCTGAACTTAGCACCAACTTTACCAGAGAAGTCATTGTCATCAGAAGGTGTTGTCTGACCATAAACTTCAGCATAGATTCCTACGCTCTCAGAGATTCCATAAGAACCACCAAGGTATCCAGCGATTTCTACATCACCGAAGTCATCAGCAGTTTCTGTGTGAGGAACTGTAGGTCCTACAGAAGCGTACCAGTCAAGACCACCAGGTGTTGAACCTTCGTATCCAACTTGAAGTTCTAGATTACCAGAAGTGTAATCACCATCAGGATATGAACCATTCGCTTCTACGTTCACATAAGGACCAGCAAAAGCTGCACCAGCGAATAGGAATGGAGATGCTGCTACTGCAGCGATTGTTGATTTAATAGACATTTTTGTTTATTAGTATCTCGCAAGGGCATAAAAAATCCCTGCGGATGATAATTCCCCCGACATGGGGAACCGTTTACATCTACACAGGGTTACGATTCTTTCGAGTCCTTTGTATCAGTATTATTTATAATACATTATAGTTATATAAAAATCAAGGGGGCTTGTGCCAGTTAAGATTCGGTCTTCACTACCTCTGCCCAATCTTTCTCAAACTGAACTAATCCAGCATCAGTTAATACATGCTTATACATCTTATCAAATACTCCTGTTGGTATAGTACAGATGTTAGCACCATATTCAAATGCTCTACCTACATCTCTTACGTTTCTGATAGAAGCAGCAAGTATTTCAGTTGACTTCCAATTCTGTTTCGCATATACATTAGCAATATCTTTGATAAGACATAGACCACCATATGAGTTATCATCAACTCTTCCTACGAATGGTGAAACATATGTTGCTCCTGCCTTAGCAGCAAGTATTGCCTGTGATGGTGAGAATATAAGTGTTACGTTTACTTTGACTAATGATCTTGATAACTGTCTACACACGTATAATCCATCTGGTGTGCAGGGTACTTTAATAGTTGCATCTTTACCAAACGTATTAGCAAGTCTGCGACCTTCCCAAAGCATTTGGTCTTTATCACCAACCACTTCCATACTAATATCAGATATACCCAAGTCAATTAGTTCTTGATATACATCTTCAGGATTTCTACCACTCTTCATAATAAGAGAAGGATTAGTAGTGATACCATCTACTAATCCTGTTTCGTATCCTTTTTTAATCGCTTCAGTATCTGCGGTGTCCAGAAAAATTTTCATAGTCTTGATTGAATTGTACATATAATTTTTCTTATATATGCACAATTATATCATATATTCAGTTTGTTAGCAACTGATAATTATCCTTCAACAACTGGTTCTGGTAAAACTTCAGTTTCTGCTACAGGTACTGGTGCTGCCTCACCTTCTGCAGGTGCTGCTGCTTCTTCTTCTGGTGCAGGAAGTTCTACTCCAATCTGTTGGAGATACTCAATAGCACCTAATGATCTAAGAACTAATTCTCTTTTTGCTGCTGCTGTAGAATTCAATTCATTAATTTCAGCAACTAATCCTGCTCTTTGCTCTAAAAGATTTTTAAGATGGGATTGCTGTTCTGTTAATTCAGCCATTTTAAATAGTGTAAATTTACTTGTAATTTATTTAGACATAAAATATTGTACCATATAATACGGTTTTTGCTATTAAGTATTTTTACCGCTAAATACAAATACATAAAGAGTATCCTTATGAGAAAAACATTATTACTCTTTGGAATGTTATTGATGACAGCTCCCATTGCAAGAGCAGATATTATTCACACTATAAGTGCTTCAACTCAACTTCGTGTTGATGCGGCCGCTACAGATGCAACCAGACTTGGTTCAACATATAGTGTTCAAGGTACAAATATTACTGCTGGAACTATGGGTGGTATTGCTGGCCAGTCTGGTGCAACAGCAGCTGCAGGTCATACTGATGGTGTCTATACGGTTACCACAGCTGGTGATGCTTTCAGCCTTACAGAAAGTTTCACATTAGGTGATGCTACAAATACTATTGGATCTGGTGTTGACGTAACAGCACATACATATACTGCTGCTGTAACAGGTGACAATGCTGCTCCTGAGATTAACTCATACGGAACAGTTATGGACATGCCAGCATTTGGTAATACAGTCACAACATCTGGTGGCCATGCAGGTGGTCTAGCTGGTACAATAGCCACAGATGGGGCAATTACTTTAACTGCTGGTGGGGCTGGTACAACGGCTACAGGCCAAGTAGTTACAACTCTCTCAATTAAGTAGAGTTTTGTAAATGAAATTTAATCGTGCCATAATCGTGAGTGCGATATCTGCACTCATAGCACCTAGTGTTGGTGCAGTACCTGTGGTGCCGAATTTCAGCCAAGGCTCCATGACGAGCCACACAGAGACAACCCAACAAGTAACGGAAACAATAAACAGTATAAATTATAATACTGGCTATCAATACGTTATTACTGGGACTAATGTTGATCATGATGGTGCAACCGTATCAGCACCATCTGTTACAGCTGGTACAAATACAATAGATGGAGTGACTTCGACATGGACAGGGTTAGACCTACAGAACAAACCAAACTTTACGATTGTAAATCCAGGAACAGCCTTTCAATATACCGAAAGTTATTCTGGCCCAGGCCTAGCCACACAAACAATAATACAAAGAGAAACCAACGTAACTTCAGTCACCGACACGGTTTCAACATTCAGTCAGTAGCTAAGAAACTACTACTACTTTCTCTTGGTACTATAACTTGTACCCCCGCATACGCTACAGATGTCGGGGGTGTTTCTGCGACTGCCAATCCAATAGCTAATTCCTCTGGCTCCGTAACCAATCAAGCCATACAGGTGCTCCAAGGGCCATACATAACTAATACTTATGGTGGAGGCATCCAATGTCAAGGGGCTACCATGAACGTGACACCATACTTTACTGGAAGTTTATCTCAACAGCATCCATATGAAGACATCTATATGGATCCCGTCTACAACAATGCCGATAACGACGACGATAATATACCCGATAATCCTGGTGAAATTTTATATCACATTCCTACTCGTACAGGACAAAAAAATCAATCAAACATATCACTAGGTTTATCTGCTACTTGGTCCCGACCATTAGATAAGAAGTTACAAGAGCAATGTAAAGAAGCCGCTGCTGCAAATATAGATCTAATGAAACAGACTACTGCAAATAAGAGATTGGATTTTGAAATAGCTCGTCTTAAAAATTGTGGAGAACTTATGCAAAGTGGAATAATGTTCCACCCCAAAAGCCCCTATGCCTCTGTATGTGCAGATGTGATGTTAGTGCAGCCACCTAATGTTATAGTACCACATCAACATAGTCTTAAGACTTCTTCTCCTTCTTCGGAGACTTCTTCTGACCAAACTTCAGAGGTAGCATCCCCTTCTTCTCCCGATACTGATTCGTCCGAATCTCAGAAGAAGTCGGACGGTAAGGAGTCTTCCCAAGCATCTTCTGTATCTTTCCGATGGCCTTCTTTACGACAGGTTTCACCACCTTCAGAAGCAAATCCGCTAGGGGTTTTGCAAGTAGGGCACTCGTCGTCGCAACAACAGCAATCCCCCCAGTAGTAGCCACAACTTGAGGAGCAGGAAGATACTGTTCTACTACACCAATATCCTCATATAAAACAATACATATTTTTCCATTCTCACTTAACTCAAATCCAGAAACCTTTTCGGTCTTGTTCTGTGCCACATCTCCTATTCTAGGAGAGTTAGGGCCTGGACATTCTACATCTTCATCTGGTGGAACTGCTTTACTTGTATCAGGAGTTGGTGGAGGTGGGGGTGGTTGTCCTCTTTTTGCTTGCATGATAGGCAATCTCTGCTCTGGCTCAAAATTCATAGCATCATATGATGGATATGTACCATGAGGACACAACACCCTTACTTGATCGGGATCATCATTAACTAAATCCTTATCCCATGGTTTCCCTTCCCTATTATTATCCTGATGTGCTTCTACACATCCTGGAATTTCCACCACAGGAAATCCAAGATTCACCGTGACTGGAGGATGTATATTAGGTAATGATGTAGGATGTTGATATTGTTTATATGTTTCAGGAATTCTGATATTACCAATACCTATATCAGGAATTTCTGGCACTACTTAGGAACCTCCTGTCTATAATCTCCTGGTGTTGTAGATCTTACAACCCCTCCTGTGGATTTAGGTAGCATCTCAGTTATGGCAGAGCGAACTTCTTCTCTTACTATGAGTTGAAGTTCGCTTTGTTTTGCTTTGATTCTTTTTTCAGGACCACCCGTAACATTATCAAGAGCAACATTGCCACCTATAATAGTACCAGTACCAACTACTGCAACAGCTGTTCCATAAGTAGCAACTTTTTGTAAGTCCATTACTTCTTCAGTTTCTTACAACCAAACTTAAGTATAGAACCTGCAACCACTAAACCTACTACTAAAGTTATAGCAGAACCCCAACCAAAACCTTGTGGTTCGGGTTCTACAATCTCTTGCAAAACAGGAACTTCTTCTATTGCTTTTTGTGCCTCTTTAGGCAATACTTTCATTAAATCTTCCATAGTATTATATTTAATTATAGTATATATGCTACTCTATTAATGTACCAAATGAACGTCTAATCACACGAAGTGCTTCTAAATCCATATTCTTTGTTCCTCCATCATATGCATGAGCATATCCTTCGGTGATCATCTGTTCGTTTAACGAAACATCAGATTCGCCAACATAGAGCCAACCAAGAAGCCTACCGTACTTCCCAACGCCACCCTTAAGTTCAGTTCTAATAAGGAGTTCTTCATCACCTTTAATTGTTTCTTCTAGTTTTGCTTTTAACCAACCTGTCGCATCTATTCCCAGTAGTTTCTCTTCCTTATTTCTTGTTCTCTTCTCTGGAGTATCAACTCCTGCAACTCTAACTCTTTCTTTCTTGTATAAGTCAAACCCAAGATCAATGGTGACATCAATAGTATCGCCGTCAACAACACGATTAACCTTGACTACTCGGAAGTTGTAACAACTCTTCCGACTCGGTGGAACCATCACTCCCATCTTCTTCCCACTCCAATTCTAATAGTGAATTATTTAGCATCTCATCTATTGAAAGTCTATTCTGTTTTGATTCATACTCTCGGATCTTCTGTATCCACTCCCCCGTCGGGAATGAATGACCCATGTGTGCTTTCACTGGAGTCGCTATGAACAGTAATGGGATTAGGATTCCAATCATCGTATTTAAATATCCAATATATTGTAACACATACTCCTACAAGAAGTATAGCTATCATAATATTTACACTATGGACAATCTCACTCACGATACTTTGACCTTCCACTGAGAATTAGGATCTAATTTGTCCATATAATTAAACCCACTACCTTCAGGGTAAACATATCGTCCATTCTCATCAAACATCCCTGAAGTGTCTGCTATCCTTGACTCCTTTGATGGATACTTGGGATAAGGTCTTTTACCTTCTCTCATCTCCTGTCCCTTTCTTCTTCTAATCTGATTACCAGTCTCAGGTATATTATCTTTATCCAACCAAGCAGTGCCTAGCAGCTCTTTTATCATTTCTTTTGTGTAACCTTTAGGATGCATTTTCTATCACCTCACTATCAGGAAGAAGATCTAAATCACCTACTACTCCACCAATCACAATAAAGGCAGTAAGCACAGCACCAGCACCCCATACCCATTTCTCAAGTGCTCTTATTCTTTCTCTTACATCTTCATTTAATTTGGTGACTCTCTCTTCTGTTCTATCAATTCTTTTATGAATCAATTCCATACGACGAGTAGCATTCTCAAGAGTACTATCAAGGACAGCAATCTTTACATCCTGTTCAGAATCTTTGTTAGTGATTTCGTCCATTCTTTATCCATCTCGGTAAATAAAATATTGAAAATGAAGCACCCCAAAAGGTTGCTAAAACTGCTAGATGAAATAATCTATTTGGATAGAAAATTAATCCAAGACCTACAAGTATCATCCAGACATAATCTAATGTGCCGTGGAATCTATACCAAACATTAGCACCATACTTATTAATAAATTTATCTCTCTGCTTCCCGAACCACGGTGATACGTGCCTCATCATAACGAATCCTTCATTAAAAAACATAACAAAAAATCCAATCCAAAAAATCATTAATCTCTTTGCCTCCAATCATCAGACCTTTCTTGATGAAACCAATCTACCACATCTTGTGGATCTCCGAAACCCCTACGATGTTGAGTTGGATCGGGGTCTCCTATATTCAACTCATTCAGAAAAGAATCGTTAGGGTTAGTAGCCATTCTTCTTGCGGTATTCATCATACCTCTAGCAGCAGTATTTGCCTTTGCTAGTTTGTTTGCCCAGATCATATCTTCTAGACTAACATCACTCCCTGAAGCAATATCTTTACATATTCCTTCCAACCTTAAACGGTATTGAGTAGATAACATATGTTAATATGAGTAATTAATATAATTTATAAGACTAGCACTAGTGTACTAAACCCATGCCTGTGCTGCAAGCCATGTTGCCATACCCAAAGATGTTCCCATCACTGTAAGTCTACTCATCCACCACATAATCTCATGCTTATTTTTTGTTATGCTAGTCATCATTAATGTCCCATTGGAATACCTGCTGCCATGAAGTCGGCAACCTTTTTTACTTCCTCACTCACACAATAGTCAACAAAATGAGGATGCTCCTGTAGATAAGGAACATCCTCTTTTGAGTGTTGTATTGCTTGATATGAATCTGCAGCATATTCGCAGATTTCAAAGTGATGTAGTTCTGTGTCGTGATAACCGACAGTGTAATGCTTTTGTTGTGTCAGGGGCATGATTTTTCAATCCCGTACTATCAAATATTTATAGCACAGATTGAGTAATTTTGCCTAGTTCAGTGTGGACTTCCTGACTATGTTAGAGAACCTGAATAACTGCTACCACATCAGGTATCTCACTCATCAATTTCTTTTCTATACCTTGCTTTAAAGTCATAGTACTCATGGCACATGTCTCACATGCACCACCTAATTTTACTTTAACATATCCCGTTTCATGTTCTATATCATAAAGTTGAAGGTATCCACCATCAGCTTCAATATAGGGAATAAGTTCCTCCAACACTTTGAGTACATTTTCTTCTGTTAATTCCATTAGTCCTCTGTTGGTATATTAAAAATAACCAACCACACAATTGATAAAGTAATTATAAAAAATACTCTAATAGAACTGGGTGATGTGTCAATCACAAAAGTATTGCACCTATAATAAATCCTTTACCAAATGCAAGACACAGCATTTGATAATCAGTTAACTTAAATTTTTCTTGTATTTTCTTTGCCCATTTCTTATCCCATTCTGCTATTTTATCAAAAGCAAGTTTTGGATTAAAATTCCACATCTTCTTCATCCTCTATAAAATCTAATTCAATACCCTTAAGAGATAAAAGTACTTGTTTTGTCTTCGTAAATTCTTCACTATAAAAGATAACGGGATCTTTTAATGATGGATCTCCACTCATAATTCTTCCTCCTCCTCATATTCATCAATTGGATTTCCCAATGATTTGTAGTTTAATTGTTTCCTAAGAAAAAGAACCTCCTGCTTAAGAAGAAGGTTCTCTTCCTCAAGAAGTTCTATGTGATCTTGGTAAATGATTATGCTCATGAAATTATTTAATCAATTAATGATTGCTTAATCATTAAGATATTTACATTTTATAGGGTTCTTGAGGTTTTGTATCGGTAGTAATCTTAAGAGGTGCTTGCTCAACTCTAATAGTTTGAACAGGCCCAGCAGGTGCTTTTGCCAAGATTGCTTCAATGTCTTTTGCAGTAACAGGAGGAGGACCACCATTTACTCCATTACCATTACCATTCATTTTCATGGTACCATCACCTTTCTTAGATGCGGTCTGAATTCCGAAGCTAGCCAAAACCCCAGTAAAAACTGAAGCTATAAATGTCGGATCTATTTTCTGTTGTGGTACACCTGGTATGGCCACGTAATTTAAAGTCAGAATTCCTCCGGACCACACAAGAACGCCCAGCCGTACAAATGTACTAATGATAGCAGCTCTTTCATCTTCATCGGGAAGTATAGCATCCTTTAGTTTACCTAAAGCACCTTTCTCTTCTTCCTTATCTTCAACCTTTTTTTCTTTTACTTCTGCAGCCATAAGAATACTAATATCTATTCTTATATAGTTTCTTAAAAGTTTGGAACTCCTAATCCACCAGAAGGAACAGATGGAACAGCAGCTGAATCAGAAGGAGATGCAAGATCAGGTGTTCCTATAGGAAGTGCTCCTCCACCCATGCCACCAAGACCTCCGAGAGATCCAGTAACTGCTTCCATAACCTGAGATTTAACTCCATCAATGATGGATGCCCTATTGAGGTATACGTATACCCCACTACCAACAACGGCACCAGATACAGCGAAAGACGCAAGAGCAAGTACATTTACAATTTTTTGCATTTTTTTATTTTTCAAGTGATTTATTTATAAAAGACTGTTTATAAGCATTGTAATAATCAACAACACCAGCACTTATAAAATACTTTTCAACCCACTCATCAGCACATTCATATATTGCTTTATTATTATTCTCATGTCCATACTTACTCATAAGAATTTTAAGTACTTCCCGTCTTAGTTTTAATTGACTTTCAGAATACTTAGTGCTCATAGGTACTCCCAGTTCCAATATATGCTAAAGAAAAAATATCATGATCCTCAACATCTTCATCATACCATTCTTCAAATTCTGAAAATATAGCAAAGGCATCGTCTTGCATTTTTTTTCCTTTCATCATTCCATCAAGGCCTCTTTTTATTTCCTTTTCTCCTCCTTCACAAAGAACATGAATTCTTTCCCGTGACCAATCATGTGTATTCTTAAGAGTCTGTTCCAAAGTTTCCATAGTTTTTTTTCATGTACCTTCCAAGAATATTGCTATTATAGTATGCAGGTTCTCCGTTGTCAAGGGACTCCATCAATACATTATTAAGAAACAACTGTTTAGTCTCTTCGTAGTTCACATCTCCGAGTCTGGTATGGAGGGATAAGATCTCTCGTTTGAACGCAAGGTTTCCAAGTAACTTTCTATCTGAATTAAGTTCGTCAGAGCTTCCATAGTATCGTTTCCAGTCACTCTCAGACGTAACCCGTCTCTTACCACCTCTAGGCTTACGTTTTTGGATGAAATATTTTCTACCGATGTATTGTTTACCCGACTCAATATTAGTAATACAGTAGACGAAACCGAAGAAATCGCCAATATCGTCAGAAGTGAAAGCTGTACCTTGGTAGTACCAGGGATTTTCATAATCTCCTTCCATCTCATAATTTTATATCATTTTTTTTATTTATCTTAAAGGTTTATCTCCATGATACCACTTAACTAAGGAATATCTTACTCCTTGAGTAATTTCAGTAACTTCATGGATCAGTCTACTATCAAAAACAAAAATAGTCCCTTTAGTTTTAGGACAAATATACTTGTCACTATTATGATATAAAATTAAATCACCACCACTATAATCACTCTCTGAAGATAGTTGAAGAGATAAACTTAATTTTCTTGTATGACTTTTACTATCCCTATCACCAGAAAAATCTGGATGAAGTGAATAATATTCTCCTTTACCATAACAAGATACTTGAGCTGGTTCTTTATCTTCTTCTGATAAATCAAAATGAAAATTAGTACAATTTGCAAATCTTATATATCCATTTACCAATGCATTTATCCAATTTTCATCAGTAAATTGTACATTTACCTTTCTAATTTCTTCAGGTTCTCTATTATTAAACAACAATCCTTTTTTATAATTACTTTTGTCAAAAGAATTGACAATATAATCACAAATTTCAGAAGGGATCTCTCCCTCCCAATACCAACATGGACTCAAAGAACTCATAATTTATAAAAATTTTATCTCCACTTATCTGCTTGAGCAATTCTTTCCAATTCATCTGCAGAAAAATGGCCAGATGACTGTAATTTATCTTGAATAGGATTATCTTCCCCTTCAGGTTGCTCTACCTCAGTAGGTGTAGAAGATTCTGGTGTTTCTGGTGGAGTGGCCTCAGGTGGATTCTCTGTAGGAGCTGTAATATTCTTCCAAGTATCAGATAATCGTTTAAGATCAGAACTATTAAATGAAGGGTGCATAGTATTAATAAAATATTGGTAAAATTATTTAGACTGTTCCTTAATTGCCAATAAAGTATCCAAAGGAATCCACGCAGGATCTTCCTCTGCAAATTGAACTTCTACCTCAGTAAAAATTTTCTGATAAAATCTACTGTAACTCTCTCTTGTATTCAATACATTACCAAAGGGGCTCATCATTTCAATTTCCATAGTGTTTTTTTATTTATCCACCAGCAAAATCATCCCAATTTTCATAGGGATTTTCTTCATATGCTTTATAACAATCCTCTAAACTATAATTTAAATCCTGAGAAGGAGTCTTTGGTAACATCTTGTTTGATTCCTCCGACAATGTAGGATTCAACTTCAGTTTCTTGTGGGGCCACTTGAAGACCCTTAGAAGAGATCCAATGCTCTGTCCAAGGAAGTGGATTATTTTTTGCAGGTATGTCATAAATTGGTTTTAATCCTAATGCTTTTATTCTACGATTGGCAATCCATTCAACATATTGATGAAGAAGTTTATCATTCAAACCAATCATAGTACCATCCTTAAATAGATATTCTGCCCATCTCTTCTCTTCATCTACAGTATCTTTAAATGCTTGAATTAACCAAGGTTCTTGTTCCTTAGTGATTTCAACCATGTCAGGATCATCACCCTTCTTCCAATTATTTAATATGTTTTGGGTGATTGCAAGGTGTTGATTTTCATCTCTGGCAATGAGAGATATAATTTTAGCTGATCCCTCCATGAGTTTGAGTTCGCCAAATGCAAAACTGCAAGCGAAACTGACATAAAAACGGATACCCTCAAGAATGTTAACATTAGCTACTGCCCTATATAAATGTTTTTTAAGATCTTTAATTGTCCATTCTGAATTAGGATGAGTTCTCATATCAGGTTTCCAAGCATTACTCTGCCCATATTCCTGTGCATAATTAATAAAATCATCATATGCCTTAGTGACACTTGATGCTCTTTCTAGAATACGATCATCTCTAAGAATAGTATCAAAGACTTCGGAAGGATCTGAATAGACATTCTTCATTATATAAGTGTAAGATCTACTATGAATCATCTCCATCAGTTGCCATACGTTCATACATGCTTCTAATTCTGGAAGAGAACAATATGGAGCAAAAGCCATACCAGGTGCTCTACCCTGAACACTATCAAGCATGGTCTGATACTTTAAATTAGAAGTAAAGATATGTTTCTGAACAGAACTTAAAGATTGATAATCTGCACGATCTTTTTGCAATGAAACCTCTTCAGGTCTCCAGAAATAACCTAACTGTGACTTAGTTAAATTTTCAAATGAAGGATACTTATAAGTATCATATCTTTGAATTCCTAATGGAGCACCAAAAAACATTGGTTGTTTCTTAATATCCACTTCTTCTGTATTAAATACAGTCATAGATTCAACTTTAGATAGCACAGCTCTCACACTCCTCTTCTTTAGAAGCCATAATATCATCAACTAACGATTGTAACTGAGTATGTCCTTGAATACCCACTTCCTTTTCACCAGTAGGTATAGATAATTCAATTTCATCAGACTTATTATCATATGTATTTTGATAATAAGAAGTCTTCCAACCATATTTGTAGGTAGTTAAAAGATCTTGTGCCATTACACTAGTAGGAACTTCAGAACCTTCGTAATGTTCTGGATTATAACTCCAGTTTCCACTGATTGCTTGGTCAAAAAACTTCTGCATAACTGCTACCACATTGATATAACCAGTATTGTTAGGCATATCCCAGAGTAACGTATAGTTATTCTTAAGTGTACCATAAGATGGAACAATCTGTTTAAGAGGCCCTTTCTTAGACTTCTTAACTGACAAGTAATCTCTAGGTGGTTCAATTCCGTTTGTTGCATTACTGACCACAGAAGATGATTCTGAAGGCATTTGAGCAGATAAAGTGCTATTTCTTACACCATACTGCTTTACTTCTTCTCTAAGCGATTCCCAATCATATTTTAACTCATTAGGAATGATATCATCAACCTCTTTTTTGTAAGTATCAATAGGAAGAATGCCTTGAGCATACTTAGTTCTGTTAGAATACTCACAAGCACCCTTTTCTTTAGCTAAATTAACAGTAGATTTAATCAAATAGTACTGAAATGCCTCAGTTAGGTCATGAATGAGTTGCCATGCCTCTTTATCCTCATATTTAACCCCTTGCTTGGCAAGATAGTGTGCTAAACCAATAAAACCAACTCCAAGTGATCTACGTGCCTTTGTAGCGATCTCTGCTGCGTTGACAGGGTATCCTTGGAAGTCAATGAGTTCATCAAGACTCCTAACACTAAGGTCACAAAGCAACTCAAAATCAGAAACATCCCTAATTTTACCAATATTAATGGCAGAAAGGATGCAAAGAGCAATTTCTCCCGCCTCATCATCAATATGTTGAATAGGTTTGGTTGGTAATGTAATTTCTTGACATAAATTACTCATTTCTATCTTATCCAAGAAGGAAGAATGACTATTACAGTGGTCAATATTCATAATATAGATTCTACCAGTCTCTGCCCTCTCTTTTAAGAGGTCAAGTATCAATTCCTGAGCTCCGATGGTGGTTCTGGGGATTGATTCGTCTGACTCATATGAACAGTAAAGAGCATCAAACTCACTGGTCCCAAAACTCTCATAAAGGTCAGGAACACTATGAGGGGAAAATAGCGAGATTTCTTGATTTTCGATAAAACGTTCATAAAATAACTTGGATATTTGAATACTATAGTCTAACTTTCTAACTCTGTTGTCTTCGGTTCCTTTGTTGTTTTTGAGGACGAGGATGTCTCTGATTTCTTGGTGCCAGATAGGAAAGTGGACAGTTGCTGAACCGCCTCTGATCCCGTTTTGAGTGCAGCACCTGACAGTTGACTCAAACTTTTTGAGAAAGGGGACCACTCCTGTGTGTTGTACTTCGCCGCCACGGATTCTACTGTTGATCCCTCGGATTCGTCCTGCGTTAATACCGATACCAGCCCTCTGTGCAACGTATTTGCCAATAGCCATGTCAGAGCTAAAAATACTATCGAGGGTGTCATCAATATCAACCAAAACACAAGATGCGTATTGACGAATAGGGGTCCGTACCCCCGCCATGATTGGGGTTGGGATGTTGATTCTGTGCTTGCTGATTGCGTCGTAGTATTGTTTGACATAATTTAACCTAGTTTCTTGTGGATATTTAGAAAAGATAGTCGCAGCTATCATAAGATACATGAACTGTGGTGTTTCGTACACCTGATTGGTACTTCTATCTTGCACCAAATACTTATCTACAACTTGACGTAAACCTGCATAAGTAAAAAGATAATCACGTTCATGATCTATAAAAGATTCTAACCTATTAAACTCTTCTTGTGAATAGAGATGTAATATTTCTCCATCATACACACCATTATTCACACATCCCTGCACATGATCTATTACAGATGGGTTTTCATGCATACGACCATATAATTGCTTTCTCAGAGCAAATAGAAGAAGTCTAGCAGCAACAAACTGATAATTAGGATGATCTAGATCAATTAAATCACTTGCAGATTTAATTAATATCTCCTGAATTTCACCTGTTGTGATTCCGTCATAAAATTGTATCCCTGATTGCATTTCTACTTGAGATGCTGATACACCAGCAAGATCTTTACATGCTTGTTCTACCATAACATGCATTTTCTCAAGATTAAGTGGTTCAATAGAACCATTTCTTTTCTTAACTTTGGTGCCGTTACTCATACCTTCTTCCAATTGTTAAATTTGATTTTTGCTTCTAAGTTAGAATATATATTCGATTGCAACATAGACATTATATCATGACCTACTAGAACCATGTCATTAATGTCCTTTTGTTCTATGCCTAATGGCCAGATGATGACTCGTTCACCTCTGTTGATGCATTTTTCAATTTTCCCGACAATTTCTTTATTGCGAGGTTCGTTATCGTAAACGTAAACGATGCTGCTTCCTTCAAGACACGCCAAGCTACTATCACTCCCACACATAGCCACACTATTGCTAACGAAGGTTGAGTCGAAAGGTCCTTCCACGACGTAAATAGTTTCTCCTTTATTAATTTTATCCAATCCATATACTTTTGGTGCCTCTTCATCTAACATGACTGTGATATATTTAACAGAATTAGGAACTAGACTTCTTCCCTGAAAACCGATTAGATTACGTTCTGTATCGTACATTGGAATTATGATTCTAGATTCATCCCTACGTATGGTGTCAAACGTCTTTTTTTGAGTATTTACCCACTTCATAAACTCAGAAGCGTAATAAAATTGTGTGGAATCCAACTTTCTATTTTCAAGATATTTCTTGGCAATAGGAACTTCAGATGCTTTTGGCAAATCCAACTCCTTTTTAAAAGATGGTTTCTTAAAATCAAATTTAGGTTCATCAACTACAAAATTCTTCCCAGTATGACCACCCTTAAACTTCTCTAGCGTATATTGCTTATGAAGTGTAGGATCTATCTGTTTAAGAAAGTTATTAAAAGACAAAGAAGCACCACAATTGTGGCACTTATAGTTGGTATTTGTCTTTACAAGATAAAAATACCCCCGTGCCTTGTTCTTGTGTTTCTGAGAATCACCACAGATAGGACAACGGAAGTTATAGAGGTTGGCTTTAACCCGTTTAAATTTTTGTAGTCTAGAGGAAACTAGTCCAATATATTTTGAATCAACTAGATCCATTCACAAGAGTAATCTCTTGAGGTATTATACTTGTTTCTAATGCTGGTGTCAATGTTGATCTTAAAACTTTCTGTCCAACGGGACTTACAAGGAAACTTATTATACTTAATGCACCAAAAATACTCCACATCTTCTTCTCCATCAAACGCAGTCTATCATCTACCTTGCGAATATCTCTCTCACATCCTGCCTTAATCTCCGCAGTCGAACGACTAACCTCTCTGTGAAGCGATTCAACTTTCTCGAATAATACGGCATCTATCCTATCCTGTTTGTCTAATTTCTCATCATGGACAGCAAGCATCTGTCCCATTTTAATAGAGTTCTCACTCAGAGTTTCTATTACACGTTCTAATCTTTCTATTAATGCGTTAGTATTGTCCATCTTTATCTGGTGTCCATCTCTTTCTAGCACCAGGCATCTTTCCTCTAGCTAGAATTGGTGGTCTATACTTCTTTTTCATAAAGACTGGGGGTTCTTTACCAGGAACAGCCCCTGCAATATGGCCACTACTTACATTATTTACAGGTACATCTTCATTAAGACCCCTAACTATATTTCTTATATTGTCTAAAGGAGACCTTTTAGGTGTTTCTTCGTTATTCATTAGACTTTTTTTAATAGAGAAAGACAACCATCATCTTCTTCAATAAAACTAATTTGACTCTTAGGATATTCAGAAACCCTATTTAAAAATATAAGAAAACTTTTTAAATAAGGCCATAAATCTTCCTCTAAGTTATAAAATAACAAAGGAACTGCTGCCTCATTAAAAACATTAAACAAAACAGTTAAATGATTAAGAATAAGATGAATTTTAAGTTCACCAGTATTTTTATAACGCTTTAATAAACGTTTAATATACTTGATTCTCTTTAAATCATCATCAAAATCATCCTTAGTTAATGCTTGAGGATTATCGTAGAATTTTATAGCAAAGAGTTGATAATTACTCTCATTCAATTCATCAAACTTCATATTATATTAGATTAAATTACTTAGGAGTAGGATATGCAATTCCGTAAGCACCAGTTTCAATACCAGAGTTACCACCGATTGCTACCAGTATTTCACTCTTAACTCTGAAATTACCATCACAGTCAGTATAAGTTGTAACACCTACCCATCCACCACCACTAGTTCTATACTTAGTAGAAACACCATCAAAGTCTTGAGAGGTATCGGTAGATATACCATAGATTATTCTATCATAACCACCAGTCTTTCTCTTAAATTGAATACTATCACCAGTAGCAATACCAGCAGTAACAGCAGATTCTAGACTTATAATTTGATTACCTTGGAAGGTAAGTAAATCACCACTACTTATAGTGGCAGAAATTGTAGAACCAATTGTAACTGTTGTAGCACCTGTTCCAGTGATAGTTACAAATTGACCAGCACCACCAGATGTTACATACACACTTTCTGCTTCAGCAATACCAGGGAAGTCTGCATAAAGAGTATCGGATCCAATTCCAGAACCATGAGTGGTTGCTGTATATCCAACACCAAGACCAGTTATCTTAATTTCATTTCCACCATTAACAATAGCATCTTCACCGAAGCCAGTAGTACTTAAAGCTACCGAACCAACATAAGCTGCTGCAATATTTAATTGACCTATAGCAGTCTCATCTTCGGCAGTAATATCACCTACATTGGATCCGATATGTTGATAAGTTGCAACAGTATCGTGCTTATTACTAAAAGAGTGGTCATCCACAGTGTAAATAGGTAATTCACTTATATAAAAACTAGTTCCAGCAAAACCTCCAGCAGCTCCACCACCAGAATCTCCTGAAAGACCAAATGTATTACCTATACTGAAAGCAGTAGTGCTTGTAATGTCTTTGATAACTGCATCACCATAAAATGTTCCACCATCACCTCGATATCCAAATCGGATTATATCACCAGTCTTGGCGTAACCTGCGTTTCCGAAGTTAGTTCCTGCACCTGTACCAATACCTGATGCATAGTCTAATGTTACAGTCCCTGCCGACGTTACATTGTCATTTTTACCCCAAAGAGACATGTTCTTTACCTATTAAAAAATCTTTTCTAAAGATATTTATATATCTCTAGACTTCCCTAGCCTGAATTGCCTTCTCTACTTGTTCAAGAAGTTTATCATCCATATCAGTTTTGGTAAGTTTAACTGCCTTACCTAATATAACAAGACAAATTTCAATTAATTTTTCTCCCAGTTCTTCATTTTCTGGAATATTATTTACTGCATCAGAAATAATTTTTGTTGCAAGTGGTAGTAGAAAGGAAAACATAATCTCAACTATAGCTAATGTATATAGCAAATTATAAATAAATTTTTAACTGTGAGAGTAGGAGTCGAACCTACAAGTCCCGCCAGAGACACTAGTTAAACAGACTAGAGCGTTTACCGTTTCGCCACCTCACAAAGAAATCCCTAATCAGGGATTGCTTGCATGATACGTGTGACTCCTATTCCACCACCACTTCTAGGGAAGAAATCAAACTCAAGGAACTTCTCAAGTTCTGCTTCAACTCTTTCCTTACCAAATTTATCAATGATAAGTTGAGCATATCCACCATCAGAAATAGTATAGAACGTTTCACGCATCTGATCTTTATCAGTACTTCGTTCCGCACTACCAATAGTTTCCATACCATTTAATATAACATCAATTTTTCTACTGGTTCCATCATCATTCCTAGACATGTTCCAGAAAGGAGATGTCCACTCAGGGAAATCAGTAATCATACCACGACCTATTGTAGTTTCATGCACATGATCAAGTTCTTCTACTTGATACGTCTGTGCCCAATCATCATAGGTTTTTATTCTATCCTTGTCTAAAGGAATACCTAAGTGCTCACATAATTCAATCTCCATCTTTTCAAGTTCTTCTACACCACCGTGCATTTCAAACTCAAACATAGGGAAAATAGTTTCGTGTCTACCTGGTACAGGATTCGGTTCTGCTCTATAAGAAGTAGATAAACAGAAGAACCCTGCAGCATCTGGATTCTTAAGTAGTTCATATTCCAACCACATCTGACCAGTCTGTGGTAGTGGCCATATTTCACCACTATAATTATAAGTTGCTACTGTTTCTGGATCTTCACAGGCAGCAAGGATACTTAATCTATTCTGTGTATGAACTTCATAAAAATTTTTAGCCAAAAAAAATGACCTTAATAGGTCAAGTGTTTTGGTATATTTTTTCGGGTCAATCAGACTTGTCATTATTTTAAGCTAAACTGAATTTATTTAGACTTAACTTATTTTTGAATTGTTTCAGATCCACCACCTAACTGTTCTGTTCCACCTACGGCAAAAGGGTTGTATTTTGCTCTTGCCATTCTATATGCTTTCTCATGCATAGTAACTACCTCTTCAGCATCTTTTTCAAAGTCAGGAGTTGACTCATGACGTGAAGAATAGGCATCTGCTATCTCTTCTTCGGGTCTTGGATTATATGCATCATCTGCATCAGAAGATCCATACATATCAAATCTGTCATTAGTGGCTATTGGCATATCATCAAGGGGGTTGTGTGGTTCATTGAACCAAGGATCATAAGGAATTTTGGGTAAATTATCACTCATAGTGTTTTTTTCCTGCTCTTATTCTACCAGATCCTTTTGCATCTGTAAACTTTACTCCATGTTTCTTAGTATCTGACCTAACCGCATCGGTTTGTTTTTTTACATTTGCTGCCTTTGCCTTCTTATAAAAATCATGAAAAGTAGGTTTACGAGCACTTCTTCTATCATCATCTTTATAATAACTAGTCTGTCCTTCATCTACGGTCACAGGTTTTTCATGTTTTTCTTTACTCCCAATTTTCTTTTTAAGTTTTTCGTATTGTGATGCTTCCTCTTTCTGATATTTCTTCTTCTTTTCGTCTGTACCTGGTTTATAATGTGGTTTGTCACCTTTCTTTTTCATAGACCACATCAACTTAAACATATCCGCAGTCTTTTCCTTCTTGGTTGTACTACCAGGAAGACCCTTAAATCTACCATCATCTAATGCTCTTTTAAAAGCAGCAGCACTTCCACCAATCTTTGATTTTGGTTTCCAAGGTTTAGTTTTCTCCTTTTCAGCTTTGGTATGACCCCAACCAGGAGGTGAAACTTCCTGAATATCCTGTGCAAAATCCTTAGCCGCTTTTTTGCTGATACCTTTTTTCTTTCTCTCCTCTGGATTAGATAAGAGATATCCAAAATATCTTTGTTGCTTTTTAGATACTGCTGGCATTTAACATTTCCATTTTCGAAGTGCTTTATTGATTCTGGAATCAGGATCATTGGCAGTCTTTGCACTAGTGAGTTTCTTTTTCATTCCACCCATACGAGCACAGAATGATTTCTTCCTAGAACCACCTTCTGGTTGTGGTGCTTTTAAATCAGAACCAGGATTCTCACGTTCGTAAGACTTCCTACCCTTCTCATTTAATCCACCTTCTTTATTCTTACCAGACTTCTTAGTCCATGCTGCACCTTCCTGAACAAAATCAAGTTCATCTCTCCAAGAGTATGATTCACTCTTACTGTTACCATAGTTAGCAGCACCCTTCTTACGACACTGAACTAATCTACCAGATGCATATGCAGAAGGCCAAACTTTTGCACTTGCTTTTACTTTATTGTAGCAAGCATCTTTCTTACCACTACCCTTTCCTTTCTTATCTTCTTCTTTAACGCAATTAGGAACTACTTTCTTTCCTTTCTTCTTCATTCCTTTCTGAGTATACCCGTCCCAACATTTCTCATTCATTTTCTTTTTAGGTTTGTCAGTACTAACATATGTAGGTTTTGCAGCACCTGATTTAGATTGTTGACCAGGATCTGCTGCCTTCTTTCTTCTTGATGCAGAATCTCTTTCTGCCTTGGTCATACTGGCACGTTTAGAAGATGATACACACTTAGGAGTTCCTTCTCCTGGTTCATCACTCGCACAAGTTCCACCTGTCTTAACGTTTACCCAACCAGGTTTACCATCTTTAGACTTGGATCCCTTAAACCACTTATGGAGAGAACCTTCTTTCCATGAATAGCGTTTAGGTTCCACTAGTATCCCTCATCAATTTCTCAGCATCTGCTCTTGATTGACGACGTTTTGCTATAGAATCTGCTGGTGTAGTTTTCCTATCACCATACTGAACTCTACCCTTTTCACCTTTTGTCTTGGGGGTTTGACCAGTTGGTTTACCAGTCTCCTTACGGATTTTAGTTCTAACATAGTTTAATACTTTGTCAGTACTACCACCTTTTTTGACTGGAGTACCTGCTCTCTTATTGATGGAACCAGTTGCCTTTCCAGTTTCTTTACCATAACGATTCAATTCAGTGACGATCTCTTCCTTTACACCACGCTTTGCTTCGTGATCTGCTCTTCTATCTTTTCTAATACCACCACCTAGTGCATGTGATCCATGTGGATTACCATATCTCTTGTCTCTAGCAGTTGCTCTCTTATACTCAGGTAATTTTTCATCTACCTTTGCTTCACTAACACCACGCTTTGCCTTATGTTCAGCAGTACGGGCTTTCATGGCATCTAGACCAGGAGCACCTTTCTGCCCCTTCTTGTCCATGAACTTTTTAGTTCTGGCAACAACCTTTTCACCTGTTCCTCTGTAATAGTCTTCTTTTTTCAAACTACCAGGAGTAGGTTTGTGTCCTCCTCCAACATAACCACCTTCTACATCTTTAACGTGAGACTTTCTAAAGTCTTTCTTACTTTCATCCTTACCTCTAAGACTATAGACAGAAGATTTTCCTAACTTACCAGACTTCTTACCACCTTTTGCTTGGTAACTAACATTTGGTGAGTATTCTTTCAGAGTCAGGAAGTCCACTAATTGCTGTTCTTCAACAGAACTTGGTGTAGTATCCTCATGCTCTACAACTTTACCATCAGCATCTTTTTGATGATGCTCCATGAATTGCTCAAAGGTCTTCATACTTAATCTCCGATTTTAATATTAGGAAACTTCTTCTTAACTGCTGCTTTAACCTCTGCCTGTTTTTCAGGTGAAGCATGTGCTGCTGACATTGCTAATGCACTACGAGCATGTTTCTCATCAGGAATGGGATAAGAACCTGCCTGTTTTCCTTTTGGGCCTTCACCCTTTCCAGGAAATACGAAATCCTTATTAGGAAGTGCTCTTCTTTCCTTGGCATTAAGATCTTTTTCAAGAATAGTTTTAACTATATCCTTTGCTGTATCAAGATCTTCTTTCTTGGTATTTGCAGTGTGCTTAGGATTATATGAAGGTCTTCTCTTATCACCACGTTCACCATACTTATGAACTTGACGGAATCCCTGCTTATCCTTATGTGCTCCTGTATCAGTTGCTGCTTTTTGTGATCCAAGACTTGAATCCGAATCCCTTTTATTAGCAGCAAAACTTGCCAACCTACCTTCTCTCTTACCATATGCTAAATTAGCACCCTTTTTGTTTGCTTTTCTTCTCGCATCTCCAAGTGATCTTGCACGACTTGCTGCCTTACTACCAGCTAAAGAACCACCTTCAGGTTTAAATGATGGTGCTGCTCCTCTATCTGGATTTGGGTTTCTAGTTTCCTCACCTTTATCATAGGTTACTTTCTTTCTAGCAATACCCATCTTGTCAGCTCTACGAGCCTCCTCAATATTATCTCCTTCTGGGACATGATGAGAAACAAGAATACCTCTTGCTCTTAACTTCTGTTTTATGAGAGTAACAAATGTTGGAATCTCTCTTGGATCTCCAGTACCTGTAATAGTAGCACCACCATCAGGTCCACCACCATCAAAAGTGACACTAGCAAGTTGCTTGTCAGTCTGATCCTTTATTGGAGGTTCGTTCTCATAATCTTCTTTTACCTTTTTCTTAGCATTAGGTGATCCAAATAAACCATCATCCTTACGCTTTTTCTTTTCAATATCTACAGGATTTAAAGAATTACCTTTCTTATCGTAACCCCAATCCTTATCATCCTTAATATGTGCATGTTTCTCACTCTTCTTACCTTCTTTCTCCCTAGTGGATCCCTTGGCATGTTCCCAAGGATGACCTGATTTTTGTGCATCTTCAGCACCTTTATCACGCTGCCACTTAGCATAATCACGTTCTTTCTTAGCTTGCTTCTTCTTACCATGCTCACTATCATAAGTGGCATCATCAGTTCCTTTTCTTGCCTTATCAAAAGCAATAACTGCTTTTACCTGATCAGGAGTATCTTTTTGCTTCTCAGAAATAACATCACCTTCTGGTGTATGTGAGGCCTGAACATCAGTTCCAGCACCAGTTCTTACTGCCTGTTGCTTTTTCTGAAGGATTTGTCTCTTGATTAACCTAATTCTTTTCTCTCTAGGATCTTCTTGTGGTTTTTCGGTACCCATTTCAGTTTGCTCCCCCATGTTAGGATTAATTTTAATCTTATTCTTGCCTTTCATCACATCAATACGTTTAGTATTAGCTTGTGGATTAGCATCTTCGGTGTTTACTTCATCAATAAACTCCTCTCTATGTAAAGCCTTCTTAATTGCCTTATCCTTAGAACCCTTATACTCTGCAGTTGGAGATTCTACTTTACCATCACCATCATAATCTTTCTTTGCTAAACCTTTTCCTGATTTTACTGCAGCAGTTTGAGATCCTTTCTTCTTCTCACCTTCATATGGAGTACCATATCCAGTCATTTCTACAGAACCAATATTAGGATTCTTTCTTAATTCAGAAATCTTAGATCTGGTTGCCATTCTTGTGTATGACTTACCACTCTTCTTATCGGTTACTCTTACCTTATACTTTCTTTCCCCAATCTCTTCTTTAACTACCAAATCGGTAATTTCAAATGCAGGGTTTCCATCTGCATCATCTACTTCTATGGTTTTTACAAAAACTTTACCAAGAGCACTTGAAATACTTTTACCTACAGTCTCATTAATGTCCGTAAAATCGTATGCTTCACCAACAAGCATCTTCTTTGCAAGTTGCTTAACAGGACCTGGAGCAGGAGACTTGCCTAATTGAGACATAAAGGCTGTCTTTAAGGAAGCAGGATCAGTTTTTTGACCATCCTTAAATCCCTGTTTAACCTTATAACGGACATCATAAGCAAGTTGACGTGCTTGCCTTCTGACTTTATCCTGAGCACCACCAGCACCTTGACCTTGTGGTGCAGAAGATTGCTGTGCAGCAGGATTTTCCTCAGATATTATTTTACTCATTGGGAAACCATCAAAATTTTACTTTTTTCTATATTTATTTATGAATTGTTTACCCCAGTCTTGGCCAGGTACCATAGACTTGGCATATTTTAAAAGTGCATCCGTTCCAATCTCTCTTTGATTAGCAGGAACTCCCGATATTATTGTTGGTTTATTATATTTTTTTGCTTCAGATACATCCTTTATCCAAGACTTAAACATAATGTTATCTTCGGTGACACAAATGAGATAATTAGTGCCTCTACGGATAATACGACCCACCAATCCAGTATTAAGATTCTCAACCAATTCACCGACTTTATATATTTTCTTACCTACAAAATGTTCACGTAGATTTTTCCAATCAAATATAGGTGCAATCTCCCACAAGTTCCATCCTTCTTTAATATTCATACCTGCACGAATATTATTGAAGAGATCTTTGGCAACCTTTCTATTCATTGCGGATGGTACACCCTTTAAGAAATTCTCAAAGTCATTCTCTGCGGCAAACTTTCTCTGCTTTGATGCAGACATTCCTTCAATATCCTCAGAATCAGGATCCCTATCACCAGCAGAACGAACTTCTATATTATCAAAATCATATTGCAATCCATTATAATTATTGATTAGTTTATCAAATTCTTTTTGTCTATCAGCACCACCTACAATTCTTACATTTGCATATCCATCATTATGAGCCTTCTTTAATACATCAAAGATGGTTCTATTGGCAGGATCATTGACAATCTTTTCACTATGATTAGGGAACATCTGCCTCATCACACCAACCTTTGCATCGGCATCTAATGGATTCTTTTTCTTATCCTGACTTCTGGATGGCACAATAACATAATCACCATCATCAGAAGATGAGGCAACAGTATCTAATAATTTTTCATGTCCCGTTGTAGGAGGATTAAATCTACCAAAAGCAATGGTAAGAGTTCCTTTAGTTTTTTCCACTGGTGGTGGAGTTAATTTTTCAGATGCTGGTGGTGCATCAGGATCATCTTTCTGTGGAAGAGGTGAACCAAATAAATCATCATCCTTACGTCTCTTCGCCATAATAGCTTCTGGCGATTCATCCCTCGCAGATGTAGTATGAGATAATCTCTTCTCTTTCTCAGACTGAGGAGGATCTTGCTTACCCACCTTCTGTCTCTTATTATAAAACTTTAATCTACCTTTCTCTGTCTTTGCAACAAACTCACCGTTCTTATACCATCCACCATGACCATCACCAGTCAAACCCATACGGGCAGCTTGCTGTGTGGCAGATTCTGATATGAATTGTAAAAAAGATTTCATTTGGATAGTTCTGCAGTTATCTCTACTCTATGTGCAAGAATATATTTGATAAGGGCTTCCCTATCAAAATCTTTAAACTTATAATTATTTATCATTTTGTCAAGAGAGTAATTACAGTAGTATAAAAATTCAGCATACCTCTCTTTAGGTTTCCTTGAATCAGGCTCAAAACCTTTTATGAGTGCTAGTACTTCTGGGTTTTCTATCATTTATCCACCAACTTTCAAATAACTACTAGCAGACATATAATCTGTTATTTTATTATCACCAAATATTCTAAATCCTTTTGATGCTGCTTGACTATAAACAGATTTCATTATATTTTCTTTAACTAAAGCTGAAATCTGAGTTTGACTAGCATCTAATACCATACCCACTTCATAAGATTGAACTTTATTTTTCAAGTATTTTGCAGCCTTAAAGGGACCTTGACTATAAAAACTATCAAATTCCCCAATAACCTGCCCTGCTCTATGTTTACCATTAGATAAAAAATCAATATAAGAAGCCCATTTTTGTAAATGACTAAGTAAAGTTAATTGGGAAAAAGTATTATTTCTTCCATTTCTTCTTGCATAATCATCAAAGATTCTCCAATCAGTAAACATATGATCAGTTCCACGTGGAATTCTTATTCCCCTAAAAATTTCTCTTTTCTTTGCTTGTTGTCTACTAACTGCCAATCTTCCCTTTGATAACTTTGTAATTAAAGAAAATGCAGGTAAAGTAGCTTTTCCATGATTAGCAGCAGTTCCTTTCTGAAGTTGCATCTGAACATCAGCAATTTTTCTACTACTTTCAGTTCCACGAATATCCATAAAATGACCTGTTTCTCCTGCTAAAGTAAAATTAACAATACATTTTTGAGTAGCAGGTTTAAATTCAACACTTGTAATTTTAAGATCTAAATTAACCGCAGCCTTTACACCTTTTGCCTCTTTATGATCAAAAGATTTTATATTTACATTAGGAGTAGTTACTTCCTCTATCTCTCGTGATGTAGCCATTACTTTCTTAAGAGATATAGGAACACAGTCTCCAGATTTATAATTCATATCTATAAACTGGTTATACCAATATAAATTACCCATATCCTCAATTAAATGAAGACTCTTTTTTTCCTGATTAGTTTTTGCAGATTGTGAGATAAGTTTATTTTGTTCGCTTATAGTTTTTGCATCCTTAAACGCACTTAAATTTGGATTTCCATTTTTAAAAGCTCCCATCTGCCTCAATATTGAATTAACCTTAGCAGATTTTATGGCTAAAATATCAGCAGGATTCCATTTATCTCCTGTTCCTTTACCCATTATGGCATATACACGTTTTACAATAGTATTTGTAGAATTCTTACCTATATCTTTTGCAATTTCTTTAAATGCGTTTCTAAAATCAGGAACTAATCCTGATTGATAAAAAATATATCCATTACCTTTAATATATGAACTGGGAATAATTTTATTAGCTACCCACATAGAAGAGTTTATCCATTCATCCAATGCCTTTTGTGCTTTCACTGTAGTAGCTTGTTCAACCCATAAGGCAAAATCTCTATTCATCTTTCCATAATCTATTGCACAAGATCTTCTCACAGCTGGATCAACCCCATTCAATAACATCATATTTGATCTTATTTCATCAGGAGTTATATCACTATTTTTCTCCTGCCTCATTGCAAAAGCTAATGCTTGTAATGATTCCTTATGATCAGTTTGTGGAATCGCCATATTAAATACTTACTTTTTAAAGTATTTATTGATGACATCTATCTGGTCTTGATACTTGGCAATCATATTAAGTTCTTCTTCAATTGCTTCCACAATATTAGAGTGCTCTCCAATACCAGCAGGGTTGGTTAAATAAACCTCTACGTTTGCAACATGCTTCTGAATGTCTCCTTGTGCATGTGCTAATAGTGCTTTAATTAGTTGGTCTCTCATGGTAACATTTGATACTCTGTATTATATATGTGTTACTTCTCCAATAATCCAAGAGTTCAATCCATAAGTCTTAATAATAGATTGAGTTTCCTCAGTTACATTAGCAGGAACCACCACACAATATCCAATACCCATATTAAATGTCTTCTTCATTTCCTCTTCTGGTATCTCACCAGCAAGCATAATCTTACTGAATATCTTAGGTAGATTCCAAGAATCATAATTAACATCAACCTTCAATCCTTCTGGAATACACCTTGGTAAATTACCTGGTATTCCACCACCAGTTATATGGGCCATACCCATAACTGGAACTTTGTCCAATAATCTCTTGACTAGAGGAGCATATATTATAGTTGGATTTAATAACTCTGGCATATCACTAAGATATATCTTATGTTTAAATAACATCTCTCTAATCAAACTATATCCATTACTATGAAGACCACTACTCTCAATACCAATAACTATATCACTCTCACGAATTAACTTCCCATCTAGTATTTGAGATTGTTCTACAATACCAGTACAAAATCCTGCCATATCTCTGATGGGAGGTACCATTGCCAAACGTTGTGGATGTTCTGCTGTTTCACCTCCCAATAAAGAACAACCTGATTGTCTACATCCTTCTGCTATACCATTAACTAATTCCTTTACCAACTCTCCATATAGTTTTATATCTGAAGTGCAAATATAATCTAAGAAATATAATGGTTCTGCTCCACATGTAATCACATCATTGACACACATGGCAACAAGATCAATACCTATACCCTGCATGACAGATGGATCACCAGTTGCATTCAATTCAGCAACATGGATTTTAGTTCCTACACCATCAGTACCAGAAACTAATACAGGTTTCTCATAACCTTCAGGAATTTTTGTCATTCCATTAAAACCACCAAATCCACCCAAGACCTCAGGCCTATGAGTAGATTTGACTCTTTCAGTTATGCCACCAACAAAAGCATCTCCTGCTTCTATATCAACACCAGCAGTTTTATAATCCATTAATCCTCATCATGTTTATGCTTTAGTTTACCAGACATCTCATATGCTTCTTTGTTTCCACCATGACCATGTGCGATGCCTAGTTCATGCATTTTAGCATGTTCGTCAATCTGATCTCTTAGATTCTTTTTACCTGCTCCAAATGTAAGATAGATTCCATAGATAACTAAACCCAAAACAATTAAACCAAAGAATAAAATAAATCCTTGATCTGGTGTTAAATTTAGATGTGGGATTATAGCATCAGGTTGCTTCTCCCATGTACCAGGTAAATTATACACTGATGGTTTGGATAAAAAAATCATTCTACAAAATCCTTTTCGGTAAATAAACTACGAAGTTCCAATCCCACTAATTTCATAGCAGTATCTGCTTCTCCATTTTCTTGTCTATCAACGATAGAAACAATACGATTAACCTTATAACCTGCATCACGCAATCTCTTTACTGCTTTAATAGCTGACCCACCAGTTGTTATTACATCCTCTAAAACAGTAATAGTAGAATCTTTTTCTGGTAATGGGCCTTCTATATAATCTTCTGTTCCATGACCTTTTGCTTCTTTACGTACAATCAAAGCACTCAATTTTTTACCATCTTTATTCATCCATGATTTCATAGCAACACTACAAACCAAAGGATCAGCACCTAAAGTAAGACCACCAACTGCCACAGAACCTTCTTCTATTTCTTGCAATAATAATTCAGATACAAAGTGCATGTATAAACCATGCAATATAACTGGTTTACAGTTTATATAATGGTCAGTCTTTCTACCAGAAGAAAGGGTATACTCACCCTTCTTGTATGCCAGTTGTTTTAGTATTCCTAAAACATCATCCTTAAGTTCCTTCATACATCACCTTCCTTTCTGTTTTCTGAGTAATGAACATCAAACTCTCCACCAGGATATCTTGCCTTTAACTTTTCTACATTCATCTCAATGATTTCATTGAAGTCAGTATCAAGTGCCATACATGCTTGAGCAACATACCACATGATGTCTCCAAGTTCTCTCTTCATATGAAAGATGTTCTCATCATTCACAGGCTTACCTTGGAATACCATCTTCTTTACTACTTCAGTAAACTCACCACCTTCAGCACAAATGCCAAGAGCAGCAGTTAGTAAACGATGAACAGGGATTCCATCAGGATCTTTCTGTATCTCAAAACATCTAGAATTAAATGAAATATAATCATTTGATTCTTTAGATGTTACTGCGTCTACAAACTCAGTATATTTTTGGGTATCTACTTGTTTAGACATTTAATTCCTTTACTGCTTGTGATGATTTTTCTAATTGCTTTAATGCTTTTCTAACTGCAGGAGTTTCTTCCCAACTCCATTCTTGATTGTGTTGTGCGTTTTTTTTCTCTATCGTATGTGTTCTTAAAGTCATGAAAACTTAAATCCCTCAAATGATTTCTTAGGTTTTTCTTCATTACCATTATACTCCTCTTCTTGGCCACTGTCAACTATATCATTCTGAGCACTTTGCTCACAGTCATATAATCTCATCTTGGCACGATCAATACCCACAACAAATCTCTTGAAGATAGTAGGATCATTATATCTATTCTTTAATTGCTTCACCATTATTTGATTCAACCCCTCCAACTCTTCTGTAGAAATAAGGGCAAACATAAGGTCAGCAG